ACTGTTTTCATACCATACATCTGGTAATGCTTCTTCTGGTTCTGTTTCAAACACATAAGTTGAGTTGCTTCTTGATACTGTAAAATTGACTTTTACTGATGATTCTCTATGCTCTCTTTTATCTCCTCCACCACAAGAGCTAGAGCCTGATACTAATAAATATATGTTGTTTAAAACTTGGTCTACATAAAACCTATAATAAAACTCAGTGTTTGGTTGGGTGGCTGTAGAACCAAAATATGTTGCTGATTTAATTTCATCTGCTGTTAATACTGCATTGTATTGAGTTACACTTTTTGCTCCTGTAACCGGAAACGGTGGAAAATTTTGAGATGTGTTAGGTGTAGGTATATAACTATTGACTATAGACTCATCTTCAGCTACCGTTTCTATTCCTTCGTTTAAAGTTAAAGCTATATTGTCACCCTCAAACCATTCTTGCATATTTCCATAATCCCTAGATGCAGTAAAAGTTTTTACTAACGTATAACTTTTTTCTAAACAAGCATTGTTTTTATCCGCAGGAACTCCATCTCTTCTAAACTCAAACTCCATTTTTATTCTTGTGCCTACAGGAACATCATAAACTAATGTAGTGGCAACCACACCTGACGCTTGAGTTGCTGTAAACATTGGATATGCTACAACTGGGTATGAATTTTGTGCACCTTTAGCAGTGCTTGGCAATACTTGACTATTAATAATTGCATCTTCAGTTGTATTGATTACAAAATTAGAAGCATTAATTTTCATATATGTTCCTCCGAATACTTCTAGTTCATCTCCAGCATCATCATAAATTTTAATAAAACCTGCAGCCTGTGCTTCTTTTTCTAAAACTGTTGCGTATGTACAATTATTTATTGCGCCAGTTGAATCTGCTTTTACAATCAACCTATCTCCAGCTTCTACTTTTTGTGCATTTTCTCCTTCTAATAAAAAATATGAAGAGTTTGTTCCTGACTCACTATAAGCTATATTACTATATATTGTTTCATAGTTGCTTTTTGTAGGCTTTATAACAAACTTATATTTAGTAGCCCATAAAGGCGCTTGTTGAGACTCTGGAATTTGTACTTGAATATAATTTTTTTGATTTGAAAGATTACATGGTAAATTAACAGAATTAAACTCACTTACTTGAGCGGTTGATGCTCTATTAAAGTCATCCATATAGACCATTCCTATTTCGTAGCCTCTATTACTGTGTAAACTTGCTATTGATGGTGCAGTTCTTATTTCAGCAGATACATTGGTAAATCTTAAATAAGCAATTATTGGATTTAAAGGCGCTGACCCTTTATCATAAACAGCTGCATTAGCTTGTATACCTATTTTATAACTTGTAGCACTCGTTATAATTTCTAAAGGCTGGCCAGCAGGAGCTGTAGGTGTAGATGAAGTTCTTCCAGTTTGAACTAGATTAGTATAAGTTGAATCAAACGTTAAAGGTAAGGCTGCATTAAAAACATCAGTTAAAGTTAAACCAGTTGAAGCTGTTGTTATAGGTTTTATAGTAGAAAGAGTACCTATTTTATCTACAAAATCTGCATCAGTTGCTAAGGCATTTACAGAAATGTAATCTTTAATTAAAGTATAACTCCAAGTCACAAATACAACATCTTCAAAAGGAACAGGAGTTGGGGTTGAAGTAGCATAATTACTAGCATAAGCTATTCCAAACGTAAATGTCAATGTAGCTCCTGCAGTTAAAAACCCTTTTGGATTGTTAGGCAAAGGAACTGCTGGAAGTAAATCTACATAAAAAACACTATCATCAATTTCAACTGCCGGTGCTGTAAATCCTGGTGGGTTTATAGTATATGCAGCTCCCCTTGCTTCATTAGCTTTTATAGATGTTAAATTTATATCTTCACTTTTTAAAATTGATTCAAAACTAAAATCTACAGATGTACCATTAGAACTTTTTAAATCGTACCCTTCATAATAATTTCCATATACCAATCTATTCCCCATTAATGTTTGAGCTTTAGCAAGCTGTGGAACATTGTCATATAATCTTAAAATTTCTGAACTAGGCAATACAGTGTATATTTTTCGATTTGTAAAAGTTTCGTTCACGATTGTGTTTACGGGATATCGAACTCTGTTACTTACATTATAAGTCTCTACAACTTTTATAGTTGAAGAATTTGACTCCTTGAAAACAACCTGCACAGCAATTACACGTTCATCTCCTGTATTAAAATTTATAGTTACAGCATTAAACCTATTAATCATTCCTTCATTTAAGTAACTATTGGAACTAAAATTAAAAGATTGAGGACTAAAAGCAGGTTCGGTAAATTGAGATATTGCAGAGTACTCGTTGTTATCATACTTATATCTATACGCAAAACAAATAAACTTATCTTCTAAATACGCATCTGTAATACTAGCTACATTAAAAACAGTAATTGTAGGTGCGCTGGTTGGTGGTTTTTTTATAACCATTATATCTACCTGATTAAAATCATCAGTTAATACTGCTGGTCTGGGGTCTCCATAATTTTTATTAATGTTAATTACTCGAGGAGGGTTTGTGTTGTCTGTAAAAAATAATAAATTATCTATTTTATTAACACCTGTAATAAGAAAATTTGGATTAAAATTTAAAGTTGTATCTACACCATTTCCATTATCTATACTAATAACATGATAAATAAGTTCGCCTGTTTCTACATCAAAAGAAACAATTAAATCTAATTTACCAGTTGCTCCTTGCGTAAACGCAGGGTCGTGAACAAACCAATATATAACTAAATTAGCTCCATCTTCAAAAGCTCCTATACATCTAGCCTGAGAACTTAATGGTGTTCCATCAACATATTGTAGGGTTGTTAAAGGTATATTTCCTTTAGAGTTTTCAACAGCCCCAATCTCAGAGTCTTCTGTAGAACCCAATCTAACATTTACAGCATTTATGTATTCACCATTAGGTATAAGCCTTTCATCTAGGCTTTTATTCATTCGGCCAGCTATAAAATTTCTTTGAATGTTTGCCATTTTATTTTATCCACTTATCTTCACCTCTCATGTTCATAAGCAATCTACTTGGGTGAATGTTACTTAATCTGATTTTTGCATTTCTTAATAAAGCTTGTTTGTTTTTTCTAGCTCTATTAACAATATACTCTTGAACTCCAAATTTACTATTTAATAAAGCATATTGTATGTAAGCATAAATATAATCTTCAAATAATTTATTTACACTCATTTTAGAATCATCACCATTTTCCATTCCATCAGATATGTATTGTAAAACACATTGTCTATTTGCCATGGTAGAATCAAAATTAATAACTCCAGCTTTTTTATCGATAGTAAACGTAGGGTTAATGTTAGCTGTCTCAGTATTTAAACCATACCTAGCGCCAATTCTTGAGTTGTATATATCATCATCACAATCAATACAATTTTCATTTACATCTGCTTCATTATTTTGATTTAAATAAATACTATTTAAAGAACCATTTTTTCTAGCTTCATCTAAAGTTGAACTAACTACAGTTGCATTGTTGTCAGCGTCATAAGTAAATGTAGATGAAGAGGATTGAATAAAAGAAACTGCAGATTGAACTTGTATGTTTTCTGTTAGTTCTCTTAAAGTATTTCCTTGAAACAAATAAAGCTTTACCCAGTTTACGTAATCCGAAGGTAAAACAAATCTTAAATCATCATAAACTGTAAGCTCTAAATTTTTAATTTCTTTAAAAGCGTCATAGTTTAATTCTTGTATTCCACGTTTTGCATGAAACAATATCTTAAACCTATTAACATTGTTTACTAAACCATGATTACCAGCATACATTAATTGAAAGTTCTTTACCACATCTTCTAAGCTTACATATTGGTACGAACCCCAATTAGCATCTGTTGGATTAACACCATCATTAGTATAATATTTTCTTTGATTTATATATGCCATAATTATAAATTAGTTTGATTTTGTTGTTGGTCTTCTAATTGTCCAAATTGAAACACGTCAGCCTCTCTAATTGATATGCCTGCGTACTGTAATATCTTAGCCACTAAATTATTAGAGTCATCAATAGGCAATTCAAAATCTTGATAATCTGCTTGAGTTTGGTCAAACAATGGTTCACCTCCATACAATGTAACATAAGTCCATTTAGGGTCTAAAGGATACCTAATGTATTGAGCCTGTATATCGTTTACATTACTAAATGTGTTTGGAAACACGGTTAGCTCACTAGCCTCTTGAACATAAGCTGGAAACGTTGTTGATGGAGAGGTTAAAAGAGAACTGTTCAGCATAGTAATTTTACTATGAGAAACTTTTTCTGCCTCACCCTTTAACTCTCCTCCAGAAAAACAAAGAACTTTATTAAGTAAATAATAATCAGAACCTGTTGTGGATTGAGATGGTAAAAAATAAACGTTTTGAGTTTTTTGTGTAAGGAACGCAGTTATTGAAAACATATCTATAACCTCTTCATATCCTTTTTTAATATCAGCATATCCCGTTCCTGACACTCTCGCATTCTCTTCATTAATTTGCTGATTGTATCTTATAAAATATTCGTCAAAAATATCTAACTGAGCCTGTTTAGCAAACAAATTAAAATCACCTGGAGATATATACCCATAGTTATTCTTGTTGATAATAGCAAGCACAGTATTTCTTACAGAATTTATCATTTGAAAATCTTTTTACAAAGATACACAAAATAAAAAAGCACCCTGATTTGGGTGCTTCTTCTTAATTTAGTACAATACTTAAACTAGTTAAGCATTTACAATACTTGTTACAGCTTTAGGTAAAGCTAAAGAAAACATTGGGTTTGTCCAGCTTGTAACTAAAGCGCCTTCAGTAGCATTTAAGATAGCTGTATAAACATCATGACCAACTTGTGCTGCAGTTGTTACTGTAGTTGCTGTTCCGTCTGCATACTTAATTACCACAGTTGTAGCAGTTGCAGTTGCAGTACCTATTGACTTTATTCCGTTAACACTAATTAGTGTATTAGTAATAGGAGCGTTTGTAATTTTGATAAATTTTTCCATTTTATAAAAAGTTTTTAATGGGTTAAACAAGTTGTAAAGTTACGCATTTTTAGCTAATGCTTTTAAGTGTTTAAACACTTCTAATCCATCATCACTTTGAAAGTAAGATGTCATAATATACATAGGGTCTTCACCAAATGGTATATTACACATTTTCTTTTTATTAGATGGTGTATTAAACCACGCTTCTTTTTTGCTATTTCTTAACTGTATTAAGTTTTTATCTAAAAACTCTTGTACCGTTGCATTAAGTTTTAGCATAGGGTCGCTCAATAGCTGCATAAAACCACCTGGGTTTTGTTTAGCAAATATTAAAATATCACGTCTAAGTTCAGCAGTTGTTACCTTAGTAACGTCTTGTTGAAATAAAACTCTAGCAACATTCTCCACTTGCGCAACATCTAACTGTCTAGCCTCTATAAGAGCATCAACCTCTAAGTTTAAATCTTCTACAAGGTCAGCAGCTTCTTTTGCTTTGTTAACTTCAACAAATATTCTTCCATTACCAGGATGATAATGTAAAAACTTTTGTAATATTTGATTGTTTTTTGGAACAAAC